AAAACTCTCATGGAGCAGGTGGCACATCATATGGTTTATTTGACAACGATAAAGATATGGCTTTAAATCTTGGCTTTACAGGATTCAGAAGAGGTTATGACTTTTATAAGTCAGACTGGAAATATCTAAATGATCCTACTATGAGAGGTGGTATTGTTGGTGGAGCAGTAAATGGACTATTGGTTCCTGCTGGTTCAACTACAGTATACGATCAAATATTAGGAAAGAATGCTAAAAGACCATTCTTACATGTTAGATATAGAGCTTCTGAAACTGAAGATAGAAGATACAAAACTTGGATAACTGGCTCAGCTGGTGGTGCAAGAACATCTAATATCGACAAGATGGAAGTAAATTTCTTGAGTGAGAGAGCTTGTTGTACTTTAGGTGCAAACAACTTCTTCTTATTCCAAGACTAATTATATTATTATAAATTTTACCCTCACTTGGGTGGGGGTAGAGTTTATTTTTTACTTAAATTAAATTAAATTAAATTAAATACAATGAAAAAAAAATCACCTTACGTCAGTAAAGTTTATAAACTAACTGGCAGAAAATCTCCCCTTTCTTATATGTTATCATCTAGGCATTCTTCACGATCGCCTTTATTATATTTTGATGAAGAAAAAGGAATTAACAGACCAATGCGATATGCACGAAATCAAAAAACTCCTTTTGAAGATGAGCAAGATGGTAATGCAATATTAGAACCTATAGTTTTTGAAGACGGAATGCTTTTAGTTCAAAAAGAAAATCAAGTTTTACAAAAGTTTTTACACTATCATCCTGGAAATGGAAATATATTTTTAGAAGTAAACAAAGAGCAAGATGCAATTAATGAATTAGAAGAAGCTGAAAGTGTTTTACAAGCACAAATAGTTGCTAAAGAACTTACTACAAATACTCAAAAAATGATACAAGTAAGTAGAGTTTTATTAGGTAATGTAGTTGATAACATGACTATTCCTGAATTAAAAAGAGACTTGTTAATTTATTCTAAAAACAATCCAGAGGATTTTATTAACACAATTAATGATCCAATGTTGCAACTTCAAGATGATGTATATCAATTTTTTAAAGCAGGATTTTTACAAAAAAGAAACAATGGTAAAGAGGTTTATTATAACCTTCCTAATAACAAAAAGCGATTATTATCTGTTCCTTTTGGAGAAGATCCAGATTGGATAGTAGCATCTTATTTTCAATCTGATGATGGAGTAGATGTTTACAAGATTTTAAAAAATCGCTTAAAAAAGAGTTAATTAAATAATTATCTTTGTATGATTGTTTAACCTTTAAAATTTTTATATTATGGAAAAATTCCTAAAAATTTATGTCACTAATACTGACGAGACTGCAGGTTATAGATATGTAAACCTTAGTGGTATTATCTCTGTAGTTCAAGCATCTACCACAACAGTAACTGTAACTTACAATAATAATCCTGCAGCTACTGATGTGATGACAATTACGCATGATGCAATTGCAGCAAACGCACACACTATGAGAGATTGGTTCACTGACAGTATGGAGGTAGCTTTAGCTCAAAATTGGCAAACGTCCGCCGTTGAAGCTATTTCACCATTACCATATGTAGCAGCTGGAGCACCTACTAGAGTGACAGTAACAGCTATCGCAATAGCTTAAATCTAAAGATTACGTTACATTAAAGAGAGGCTTAAATAATTAGGCCTCTTTTTTTTTTGCTTATATTTGTAAAAAGAACTAGCATGATTAACTCAGTTAGAAATACAGTACAAGCAATAGCAAACAAAAATAACTACGGATACATATCTCCACAGGATTTTAATTTGTATGCGCAACAAGCTCAAATGGACTTGTTTGAAGATTATTTTTATCAATATAATAGTTGGATAACTAAGCAAAACCAACGAGTGTCTGGTACTGGTTATGCAGATATAGTAAAAAGTTTAGTAGAAGTTATTGATAGTTTTTCTGCTACTAAAGGTTTGATTAAACAAGCAAACAATATGTTTAATCTACCGTCAGATTATTATTTTATTAATAAAGTTAATTACTATCCTAACTTTGTAGACAGTGGATCAACAACAGCTGCTGGTGTAGCTAATAGATTAACCGACTCAGCTGCTCAGTTTTCTACTAGTGGTGTAATTAAAGTAGGACAAATAGTAACTAACACTACTGCAACAAGTGATTATGCAGGGTTTAGTGCTTTTGTTGTAAGTATAGATAGTGATACTCAATTAACTTTAAGCACTAATATATTTCCAATAGGTGGAGGAGGCGGTGATACCTACTCTATTTATAACACCACAGGGATTGTAGAGGTAGAAAGAGTTAATCAAAATAAAATATTTTATTTAGAAAATTCACCATTAACAGCTCCAACAACAGGATTTCCTGCTTATGTATTAGGAGGAGCTACAAGTGGTATTGTAGGATCAACTGATACTGCTCAAGGACAATTAGGAAATACCATTACTGTATATCCTACTACTATTACTACTGCAGGATCAGTCATAACAGATTATGTAAGATATCCTTTACCCCCAAAATGGACATATATAACAGTGGGAGGAACTTCAGGAAGCCCTGAATTTGATTCTAGTCAAGCTGATTATCAAGACTTTGAATTACCATTATCTGATGAACCAGGTATTGTAGCAAAGATTTGTCAGTATGTAGGAATAGAAATTAGAGAAGCTGATGTATATCAGTTTGGTAAACAAGAAATAGTTGAAGACAATCAAATACAAATATAGATTATGGCATATTTAACAGATTATCAATATTATACAAATGCAGGAGCATCACCTAAAAGTAAAAATTGGGGCTCATATCAATATGTTTCTTTAAATGATATTGTTAATAATTTTATGTTGATGTATCAAGGCAATAATGAATTAGTTAATAACATATCGAGATATAAAGTATTATTTCATGCAAAACGTGGTATTCAAGAATTGAATTACGATGCAATGAAAGAAATTAAAATATTACAGTTATCATTAGATGACTCATTGTTATTTGTCTTACCTCATGATTATGTAAATTGGGTAAGAATTTCTATGTTTCAAAATGGTGTTTTATTTCCATTAACAGAAAATATTCAAACACAATGGGCAAACACTTATTTACAAGACAACGATAATAACATACTGTTTGATCAAAATGGGAATGTTTTAAAGCCACAAGATTCACCATTAGATTTATCAAAAAAAACTATTTACCTTAACAACGAAAGCCCATATGATGGGTGTGAAGGTTATTGTGTAGATGGTTTATGGTATTTTGATTTTGCTATAGGTGGACATTTTGGATTGAATACTGAAACTGCTAATACTAATCCTACTTTTTCTATTGATAAACAAAGAGGAGTAATTAATTTTAGCTCTATTGCATCAGGACAGTCTATTGTATTAGAATATGTTTCTGATGGAATGGAAAAAGGAGATGATGCAAACATTAGTGTAAATAAGTTGTTTGAAGAATTTATTTATGCATATATCAAATACTCTATATTAAATGGTAAATTAGGAGTACAAGAATATGTTGTAAACAGAGCTAGAAAAGATAAGTCATCTTTATTAAGAAACGCAAAAATTAGATTAAGTAATATACACCCTGGTCGACTATTAATGAATTTAAGAGGTCAGGCTAAATGGATTAAGTAAAATGCCTATAGTAACTACAAACTTTGTACGCGGTAGAATGAATAAAAGCGTGGATGAGAGGCTACTCCCTCCAGGCGAATATGTCAATGCTATAAATGTTAGATTAGGATCTACAGAAACCACCGAAATAGGAGCTGTAGAAAACTCTAAAGGAAATACAAAGCTTACAACACTACAATATAACGGTGCTGATTTAACAGGAGCTACTTGCATAGGAGCTTATGACGATGGTGCTAATGAAACTATATACTGGTTTATTACTTCTACTACTGTAGACATGATTGTATCTTTTGATACTAAAAATGAATTAATTACCTATCATGTTGTTTCTGTAAGTGTTTTAAATTTTGACACTAAATATCTTATTAATGGTGTTAACAAAATAGGTGATTTATTATTTTTTACCGATGACATAAATCCTCCAAGAAAAATTAATGTAACAAGAAATTATCCTAGCCCAGATGCTGCAGGAGCTGATGTCGTAACAGATAAAGATTTAAATGTTATTGTACAACCACCATTAGCAGCACCAACATTTAATTTATTAACACAAGCGACTGAAGCTAATTACATGGAAACCCGTATGATATCTTTTGCTTATAGATATAAGTATGAAGATGATGAATATAGTGCATTGTCTCAATTTACCGACATAGCCTTTGTTCCTGGGGTTTTTAAGCTCGATATAGCCACAAACTTAAATAGTGGTATGAAAAACATTTATAATGCAGTAGAGCTTAGTTTTAACACTGGAGACTCTAATGTAGTAGGGGTAGATTTAATATTTAAATTTGCTGATTCTAATGTATTAAATGTAATAGAAAGATTTGATAAGTCAAATTATGGGTGGCCAGATAACACTATTCAAACACAAACATTTAGTAATAGTAAAATATATACTATTCTTCCAGAAAGTGAATTATTAAGATTATATGACAATGTGCCAAGAACCGCCAAAGCTCAAACTATAATGGGTAATAGGTTGGTTTATGGTAATTATGTAGATGGTTACAACATGATTGATAGTGATGGCAATAAATGTCAAATGACTTTTGAAGCTGAAAGAATAAGTTCTAATATAGAAACAAACGATTTTACACCTACATTAGTTAGTGGACAACAATACTCTATTGATAGTGGTTCCGCTGAGACTATTGCTAGTAGTACGGTTTCGGTTGATTTATCAGATATTGCTACAAAATTAAAAAGCGGAGCTGTTTTAGATTTTGACTTTACATTTATTCATTCTAAATTTAGTGGAAACAGTGGAACTGTAACAACTTCTCAAACTTCTACCACTATATCTACTATATTTACTTTATCTCAAGATTACAACACTGTTTTTGAAATGGTTCAAAGTGTGGCTTTTAAAACAAGAATAGGAAGTGAGCCTGCATATTTTACTACCGTTGCTAATGCATGTACCAATGGTACAAGCTTTACAGACACATTTAATTGTGCTGTAACTAATCCTGGAGATAGTGATGGAGCAATAACTTGGACTAAAAATGAAAGTGGAATAACTGGATTAAACCAGGGGATTTATATTGATGCATCGACAGGATCAAATATAGTAACATTTCAGATACCTGCAATGAAGTTTATAGATAGTAATGGTTCTGCGGCAGCTCCTTTGTATGAGTATTATAAATTTACATCTGGTGAAGTATTGTTTTTAGGTAATGGGAATACAAAAAGTTTACATAGCAATAGGAATTATGAAGTAGGCGTGGTTTATATGGATGAATATTTAAGGAGCTCTACTGCTTTAGTTTCTCCTGATAACACCATATTTACCCCCGCATCCACATCAGATCAAAAAAATCAAATTAAAGTTACAATACCTATAACTCAAAAACCGCCTTCTTGGGCGTCTAAATATAAATTTGTAGTTAAAAGAGCAGAAGGTCCTTATGAGACTATTTATAGCAACTTCTATTATCAAGACACTACTACTAATACTATATTTTTTAAACTCGAGGGGCAAAATCAAACTAAAGTAAAAACAGGAGATATATTAAGGGTAAAAACAGACACTTATGGAGCTCTCTCTAATTATCAAACTCAAGAGGCGTTAAGCGTTGAAGCTAAAGAACAAAACTTTTTAACTCCTGCTGCAAATGTAGAGAGCGGAGGAAACCCACCTTATATTGCTGAATTAGCAGGTCTATATATGGAGCTTAAGCCTACAAATTTTAATGTGGATATTTCGGAGGAAACTACCGCATGGAGTTCTGGAAATCAAAACGATTCTTCCAACCGAAACTATCCTTCGGTACAAATTCCTTGCTTTAGATCTAAAACTTCTGGAGATGTTAATTTAGTAATTCCAGAAGGGAGTTTAGTGACATTTGATTTTGATTTAGAACGCCCTGAAAGAAACTCTAATGTGGGATCTCGGATTTATAAGTATAATAAAACTTTTTCCGCCTCTAATGATTATGATAATTTATATGATTTTGTAGTAGGAGAAGGAATTGATTTTACAGGAGGAGTGGATACGAGTACGGATGATTCAGGCGCTAATCAAAATGTGTTTATTAATTCCACACCATTACCTGCTAAAAGTGTGCCTAGTGCTGTAGAAGGAACAAATCAATATAGGTTTTCTACTACTAATGGGGCTGCTCCCGATAGTGGTTCCAGCCAAACTAATATGTTGTTTTTGGCTATTAAAAGCGGAACACAAGGGGGTGGAAGTAGATTTAAATCTATAATAAATGCACGAATATCAGTGCAAATAGCTAATTCTATTATAACATTTGAATCCATACCAATAGATGTGGATAACGACCTGTATTATGAAGATGATACATGTTATGATATAACAGGAGGTTTTCATATGGGTAGCACACAAAACCAAACAAGTACATTACCAGCAATAAGCACACTAGGTTTCTTTGATTGTTTTTCATTTGGTAATGGAGTAGAAAGTTTTAAAGTAGAAGACTCGTTGGTTGGACAATCCTTTAATTTAGGACAGAGAGTCACATCAGTATCAGATCAAGATTACAAAGAAGCAGATAGGTTTGCGGGATTAACTTATAGTGGTTTATATAGTGAAGAATCTAACATAAATAGACTAAATGAATTTAATCTTGGTTTAGCAAACTTTAAGGATTGTGAAATATCATATGGGCCAATTCAAGTTCTTCATGGAAGAGAGACGGATATTATGTGTTTACAAGAAGATAAAATTTCTTATGTATTAGCAGGAAAAGATTTATTATCCTCACCCGCGGGTGGTGGAGCCATTACATCTACTCCATTAGTGTTGGGGCAACAAATAGCAAGGATAGAAGAATACGGTATTAGCAGTAATCCCGAAAGCTTTGCCTCACATGGAGATTCTATGTATTTTACTGATGCTAAAAGAAATGCAGTTATACAACTTAAAGGAGCAGGAAGGCAACAAGCCTTAACAGTAATATCTGAAATAGGTATGCGTTCTTATTTTAGAGATTTATTTACACAAAATTTTAATAAACAAAAGCTAGGAGGATATGATCCTTATATGAATGAATATGTTCTTTCTTCTACTGTCACTGATATACCTTCTGCTATTGTGCCTTTATCATGTGGAACATTAATATCAAGACAGTCGGTTACAAACGCATCTTCTTATTCAATAGACTTTGGAACTACTCAAGGTACAGTAGATTTTACTTATAATGTAACTGGAACAGTAACTTTACTGGTAGTGTGGGATGGAAATTCTGTTATAAATCAATCTATAACAGGTAGTGGAACACAAAGTTTTACTAAAAATAAAGCTAATCCATCTACTGCTACTATTACTATAACACCAAGTGGTACAGCATCTTTTGATATTACACCTGAATGCCCACAAACAAATGAAATTATAGTAGTACAAATGACTTTAGGGTCTCCTATAGATGATGGTAAGTTTATTCATAATCAATATTATTGGAATCAAACTTCTTTAACAAGTCCTGTTTCTAGTGAGCTTATAGCGTTTAATGAAAATGATCCTGTTGAAAGTTTTATTTCTACAACAGGACAAACATCAGTGGGTATTATGCCTACAAGTGGCGCTACGATTACCATGCAATCAAACAAAAAAGATTTTGATGATTTTGTTTTTGATGCTACTGTGGACAAGTTTAAATACTTAGTTAGCCCAATACAATATACTGCAAATGATTGGGCTATTATTGATGCAGCTGCTACAAATGTTACTCCTATAACTAATCCGTCAACAGGATTATATCAAGCATCATTTACATATACTAACGGTAGTCCTATTACTGACAAGTATTTATATATGGTATGGGATTACAGAAATATAACTAATGTTAATTTGAGAGATGGTGCCAGCGCTTCTGTAGCTTGTTGCTCAGGAAATACAGTGGGTTATTATATTGACACAGATAGTTTTACCACAGCTACAGCAGTTTGGACTGACACTAATTTACACACTAAAGCTCCTAATCAGTTTTATCAAACAGGCGGAATTGTCAGAGAGCAATCTGCTGGAGTTTTATTGCCTAGTACAAATTGTACACCTTGTGGTACAGCTATACCTTTATGTGCAAGTACAACAAGTGCAACTGATGTATGTTGTACTGGATGTACATATACCTCCTTCTCAGGCTCGTTAATGAAGTCAACAAGATCTGAAGCTTGTGGACTAGCTCAAGATCAAACTTACTATTATAATGGAAGTGGAACAACTCCAATTGTAAATGATTTTGTATTTTCTAATAATACAGGTACAACAATAGTATCTGCGGGTTATTATTCATTAAGTGCAACTTCAGTAATATATGTTAACAGCTCGGGTAGAGTAGAAAATTTATTAACTTGTTAAAAATATGGCTACAGACACTACATATTATATAGACACATCAACTTTTGCTTCTGCAACCGCAGTGTGGACAGATAGTCTTTTAACAACAAAAGCACCAGATGGATGGTATCAAGCACCAACTGAAACTGTTACCACATATAGACAACAAACAGGAGGAACATTAGGAACTGCTGCTAGTTGTGAGTGTCCAGTTGCTTGTGGTAGTGATGTTTCTGCAAGTGGAGGTGTGGGTAGTTATATTATTGATATTGACATGGGTAATACTTCAGGGGATGTAGGAGCTATAGTGGTTTATTTTCAACCTTATAATGTGCCAGATGGAATATTAGCAACATTTGATTCAGTATCATACAACACACTAACCACCAACACTCATGGTAGAGAACAAGCCACCGCAGGAGAGATTAATTTTGTGGGACAAACAAATATAAGTGGTTGTGAAGCTACCGACTTACAAGGCAATTCATTTACTGTTACTGATTTTACTTATGATGGTTCTACTTTTGTGGACGCAGGAACTAGTTCTACAATAGCTATTCCCGCATCTGGTACCGTAAACTTAAATGCAACAGGAAATATTTATTACACAATGGTTATACCGAAGCCAAATGCTACACCATCTACATTAAGATTACAATTAGTTGGTGTATGTGGAGGTACAGCATTTCAATTTAAAGCTATTTGTCCAGCAGCGTTACCTTCATTTACTACTAATTTAGTACAAACAAGTGGACCTTTAGCGTGTAGTGCTACACAAGGGCAAACATATTATTTTGCACAAAATTCATCTACCACAGGATCAAGTGCACCTGTTGTGGATAGCAATACTGTTCCTCAAGTAGGTAACTTTGTGTTTTCAAACAGTACTGGAGCCACTGCTTTGACAGATGGTTTTTATAAAATAACATCAACAACTGTAGCGGAAGTTGTTTCGGGTGTAGTTTCTGCAATTACAACATGTCCAACTAACACTGCTTTCCAAAGTTCAACTGTCAATGCTACAGTAGTTGAAGCATGTGTGGACACTGTTGATCAAACTTATTATCATGATGGAGCAGGTAGTGCGCCAGTAACAGGAGATACAGCTTATTCTGACTTGGCAGCTACAACACCTTTAAGTGCAGGATACTATAAATTAGATGCTACTTCTTTTTATGAAGTAGGAACTGCTGGGGCAGTAACAGGCCCATCTAG